GCATCCTGGTAGGTTATATCATCCAATGGTTGCCATAATTCCCGGCACCAATCCGATGCAACGGTCAGCCAGTTGCATGATCCAATATGCCTGCCGTCCCTGCGGAAGAACCGATCATACCTCCAGCGATTATTAGCCATATCTGCACCATTATGGCACACCGTATTCTTTCCAATAAATTCTGTTATATCAAACATATCTGGATGAACGAGTGCATCACTGTCAATGTAAATGCTCCAATCATCACCCCTCTGGTATTGCAGGTCATAAATCTGCATCTTCTCGTAAACCGGCGCATAGTCCGGATATTTGCGATCCTCAATTATATAAAAGTCAGCACAAATCTTGTCCGCATATCTCCTAATCAGTGGATAGGTCAGTGCCGTGATCTCATGACTATATCCATTTACATTCAGGGTGTAAATAGTTTTCTTGGTCGCCATTTATGCCTTTATGAAATTAGTCGGATTTTCGAGCTCCAGCTCCGGTTCCTCCAGGTCAATTTCCTTGAGATAATATTCACACTCTTGCAGAGCACCGGTTATGATAAGAGCCATCTTATATTGCTCGTTCCACTCATCCTGCAGCTGCCTAAAATAATCGCTGCCTTGCTCGCCATCCTGTACCGTCTTATTGAGCCTACCTTCAATACCGTTCAGCCTGGCGAATGCTTCAACTTTCTGTTGCTCCCTGACACCCTTCATACGCTCTAAGTCCTGGCGATAGATCATGCTGCCTCCTTCATAGCCGTACAGCCGTTTGGATAGCAAGCGAGTGTTGGATGGTAGAACCAGGTCGATCCCATGTGCGTCACAGTAGCCGATCCAATAGGCTGCTCCTTCCCGTTGGTATCTATATTCTGTATCGCTACCCATGTCAAAGCCATAGGGCTCTATCCTCTCGAATCCTTCTACGATCGCCATAGCCATCAGGAAATCAAACGAGCTGGTAAATACTGCCTTGCGCCTGGCAGGTGGTACCAGCTCCTGGGCTGCTTCAATCGGGTAGCGTACTGCCATGGGGACGCTTGGATGCTGCACCAGCATATAGATCGGGATCGTATGGTTATTCTTCAACCACTTCCAATGATCCCTGGCTTTCTTGTATTCTGGCTTCTTGCTCCTCGCCTGCAACCAGATCGGGTGCATCTCCAGAAGCCGGTCCAGCCTGGGTACCTTGTATTTGTACGCCCAGATTACGGACCAGATTTCATCTGCTTTCGATTGCCAGATCCCTTCACGCGTAAGAGTAGCAAAGCCATAGAAAGCAACAGTTCGCATCAAGCCACAGCACGAATTTCAAAGTCGTGCGTGGGTACGTTCACCGTGTTGCCTGTCGTCAGCGCCTGGGTTGTGCAGGTCGTGCACAGGAGCAAAAGCGACAAGGTTGAAGCCAGCCAGGCGATATGAGCGGCAGTTCCTGTTGCTGTAACTGATAAGCTGTTGTTAGCTTGCATGACCAGCTTTCTGCCACTGGTATCTCCAGCTGCAGCAATCACATAAGTTGAAGTCATACTCGACTTGATTGCCAGCTTATAGGTCGTGAAACCCTGAGTGAAGTTGGTCGGTTGGGTGCTGCAAACGGTCATACTTGTCAGCTTCTGCCTAACATAAGAAAGTAATCCATCGTAAGTTGTGTCTGGTGCATATTTAGCCATTATCTAATCTCCTAAAAAGCATGTCTGCGTCAATTGAAAAATTCTCAACGTCCAGGGTGATCCCGTCCTCCGGTACCTCCCCTTTCGACTTGGCGATAAACTCTCTCATCGCTCCCTCAGCCTGTCCATACAGCCGAAACGGACCGTGTCGCCATACCTCTTCACCACGATAAAAGACAGATACCGAATTGTCCTCTTGAATTATTCCAGTATAGTCATCATCCTGGTGAAGTATAAAATTACTTCTGTTTTCAGTCATTGAATATTGACCTCCTTCCCAGTAAGTTCTAATAGATTGGTCGCTCGATTCAGCGCTCTCGCCAACGCCTTATATCCATTGCTATCAGTCGGCTCATATCGGGCATTCCTGAACACCTCCTTGATCTCATCCTCGGACTTGCACAACTCCAGCTCTTCCAGGATCCCACTAACTAGATTGCCAGATAACTTGTCGCTTATAAAATCGATCGATGGTGACTTACCAGCTTTCAACGCGTTGATCGACTTCCTGCACCACTTGTCCAGCTCCAATCGGTCTATACTGGCGGTACTAATAGTAGTATCGCCAGGCGATACTACCGCTTCTGGAATGGGGACTGTTGGCTGAGGCGGTAACTGGGGAGGGGCTGCTTGCACGATAATGGGAGCGGGTTCTGGCACTCCTGGCACATCTTCTTCTGAATAGCCCAACTCAATAGCCACCACCTCTGGCTTTAGGATCCCTTTTTCTACCAGCGTCGCAAGTGTCAGCGCCCAGGCATTCTGATCGTTCTGCAGTGGTTTCACTGCGCTCTGATCGAACTCGAAATAAGCGTTCTTCGCTACCAGGTCCGGGTATTCCGGGATCAGCTCCGCATCCAATACCTCCTGGTAATAGGACCACCTGGGGATGATCGTGGTGGTATAGAGATGATATAACGCAGCATCTACCGGGGTCTTGTCAGCTGCACCACTCGCAGATAGCAAGAGCTCATCCACACCCAGCGCAACGCAGATCGTCCGGTGCATCTCTGCCCTGGTCGTGTCCAGCGCCATGTCTTTCATGTTGCTGGAAAGCTGCACGGGCTTCAATCCAGAGCCAACCACACCGGTCTTGAATTGGTTCGATGGTCCCTGGAACATCTTCTTCCACCAGGATGATACTTTCTCAACCAGGCTGTCAGTTACCGGCTGGTCGGTGGTGAGAAGAAGCGGAGGCACCGCATAATTGGCAAAGAAAGCCGACATATATTGATCAGCACTCTTCTCACCCATGGCTGCCAGTATCGCCAGCTTCAATGGTGCTATCCCAGACAGATCGGAGCCAGGATCATAACTGCCACGGAAATATATTACATCTTCACGTTCCCACTTCCTTTGAGTTATTCCTTTTTGGATGAAACCATCTATACCAGCGGCTGACATCTTAACATCCACACCAGCTGGGTTAATGAATTGGAGCTCGATGATCTTGCTTCCCGCTCTTACTTTCTGCCAGAAAGCGGATCCATAAACGCAATATGCCGATTCAGTGTACCGCCATAGATCCCCCTTGTTCCACTCCTCGTTAACCCGGTCGAGCAGATCCAGAACGGGATGATCATCGATCTCTTCATCATTGCCATCCATGAGCAGCAGGGGAGCGCTGGCAATAGCATCTGCTCGGATATTCACCGAGCGGAATGCCCAGGCGCTGGAAAGATAGGCGGTGGCAGCTGACCCGCCAGTCTTTGTATTGTATTCCTCAGCCCAGCCAGGGATGGAGGTGAGTGTTTTCAGGTTCCTATCAAGTTTTATTTTTAGTGGCATCAGATTACTCCTAAGACAAATTGCCCGCCCATCACAGCATCCCAAGCGATTGCCAGGGACATAACACAATCATCATGCATCCCTTCTGGAGCGCTGTACGAAAATGACCCGCTCGCATTGCGCTGCGCCTCGAAACTTAGCAACTCACCCAATAATATTGGGTCATTCAATATCTTGATCTCTCCATTCTCGAATGCAGCCTGCAAGTTCTGGATGATCACCTGCTTGGTGGCGCTCGTCGTCATAAATGGAATGACTGTAATACCACGCCCTACCAGGGCATCAATAACAGGTTGCCCGATGCTGTTCGCTTCGATTTTCATGGAGGTAAGATGCCATCTTTGGTATGCAGCTGCAAGCCTATCAATCAGTACGTTGTAATCCACCCGATTGAAACGATCCATATAGATCATCTGTTTACTGGAAACGTCCAGGACTGTTACCACGGTGTAATCAATACTGGCTGCCACATCAACGCCGCAGATGTATTGTCGCCCTTCCTGGGGATTTACCAGCGGCAAGAGTATTGCTGCTTCCTGAACTCTGCGGAATACAGCACCGCCCGCATCCACAAACTCTCCCATCCATTCCTGTCTGTAAGTGAGTTCAGGTACACGTGACTTCGCCAGGATTGCCGCTCTCTGGATGTTATGATTAGGATTTGCACTTGAGGGTGCAGTCCAGCTTGCCTGCATGACTTTATCAGCCAAACCCCGTTGATACTCATTCCAGAACCAATTACGCCCGCGTGGTGTGCTGATCAGAATCGCATCACCATCTGTGTCTGCCAATGTTGGCTGGATCGCATCTGTCCAGGCGGTCTCACTAATCCGTGCGGCTTCGTCTAATATTGCCAGATCAAAACTCTCACCACGAATAGAGTCCTCATTGTCTGAGGAATATATCCCCAGGTAACCGCCCGTTGTCGGGAAGTCGATGGTACGCTCCGACTTATTGACCATTGCTTCACCCGTCCTCTTGAGTGGAGCGCAAGTATTTTCCGCCCAACGCCAAAGTGAACGCCCGTTCTTGTAAATGGGTACAATCCAGGCGACCTTACCTCCCTGGCTGGCAGTTCCTAACGACAATGCGCCACCCATCACGGTCTTACCCCACCTGCGTCCCATCGAAAGTGTTTTCACCTTCGCTGGGTGAATCGCTATCTGGTATTGATCGCGGCGCAAGATTGGCAGCAATAGTTCTATAATCTACTCCCTTTATAATTATGGTTGATCGGTTATTCACATCAGCATTGATATTAATATTGTCCGGCACCTTCCCGAATGCAACCTCAATGAACGCCCGCTGTAA